AGCATAGAGTGGGTTGGCAGCAGCGGCATCAAAAGCGTCATCGGTAATAGCAGTCTTGTTCTGCTGGATTAAGCGATACGAATCAAAGAATCTGCTGTTGTCGTTTGTTACCTCATCACCAGCGAAAGCATAGTCGGGGAAGTCAATAGCAATCTGAGCAAGAGATCTATCTAGGATCTCATTCTTATTAATACCGATTAGATTGGCGGCATCGTCAAAACGATCAAATCTGAAGGCAACCTCATCTACTAGATTTCTTAGATTTCCGTCAGTTAATACACCTGTGACAATAGCAGTTAAAGAAGCAATAGAGTTCTGAACGTCTACACAAGCAGCGGCATTGCCAGATTCAAGCACAGGGATATCACCAAGTCCGTCTCCATATTCTGCTTCGCCAGCAGAGATGGTTAAGTCTTTGATATAGAGTTGGTTAGTTACCGCCTTCTGCATCATGTCTCTTGCCATCTCAAAAGCAGTGATGGACTGAGACTCTTCCCCTACAAGACCTGGATAGATAGGTACATCAGTAGAGATAAAGTAGTTCTGAGCAAGTTTACGAGTGTATTTGTTACCAGCACCTAGGAAAATATCCAGAGAGATAGCATCAATAAAGTATCCAATGTCTCTACCACACTTGGATTCTGAGAAAACAGGATTACCATAATCAACTTCTCCGGCTGCAGCATCAGGAATAGTAGCAAAACCTGTTCCTGGAGCAAGTCTCTCTGCGTCAATAGCATCTTTAGTAATACCAACCAAAGTTTGGATTGTTGCTCTTACATCAGCACAGTTAGCAGGATCTCTTGGATCTACGCTAGGAGGATCAGGAAGAATGGTTAGATCTTGTCTGAATAGATTGTTTGTTACTGCTAACTCCATAGCATCGGCGGCAGCCTGGAAAGCAGTCACAGACTCTAGTTCTTCACCGATGTCATTATAAACACCACCAGGGAAATATGCTAGAGCGTTAGCGACAGACTTGACGTTTGCTTCGTTGTAGAGGTCATCTACAACAGCATCTACTAGATATCCTAGGTCACGCTTACACTTATCCATACCAGCGTTATAGTCACCATTGTTGACATAAGGAAGAAGATCAATGTCATCATCGGTGAATACATCAACAACAATAGTGGTTAAGTTATCAACTGTTGTTTGTACATCAGAACAAGCAGTTGCATCTGTGTTGAGGACATTTGGTTCGCCACTGCCAAATACAGCAGGACCTTCTACAACAGTGAGATCTTGAATGGGGAACTGGTTAGCAATGGACAACTTCATGTAAGAAGCTGCTTGACCCCAAGCATAGATAGATGCTAAATGCTCCTCGTCGTCTAGTTGAGGAAGTCTATTGCCAAACTCGTCGTAATGGAAGAGAGTAAAGTCTCTGGTGTATCTGTTTCCTCTGGTGAAGACATCTAAAGATACAGCATCGGTGAAGTATCCGATATCTCTACGGCACTTAACTTCTACAGCAGCGAGGTTAGTAACGACATCACCAGTATTGAAGTTGGGGAACAATAATGGGTTGGCAATGATGTAAGCGGAAGTGTCTACGTATGCCTGGTCAACAATATCATTCTTGTTCTGTTGAATCAAACGATATCCATCATAATAACGATAGTTCTCTTGATTGCTGGCAGGATCACCAGGGAACACAAAGTCTGGATGATCAATAGCAATCTGTGCTAATGCTCTATCAGCAATCTCATTCTTGTTAGCAAATACTAGATTAGAAGCATCCTGATATCTACCCTGTGGTACGTTTAGTTCATCGGGGATTACAGCAAAACCACTGTTATCCACAGCAATCTCAGCATTTAGAACATCAGTTACATATGTAACTAGAACGTTTAAGGTAGACTTGACATCAGTACAGGAGTTTGCCGCCTGGTTGCTACCAGTATCATTGGCACTACCAAACTCATAGGTTGGAGCACCTACAAGTTGAGTTAAATCTCTGTAAAGAACTAGACCTCTGTCAAATGCTTCACCTGCAGTGTTGGTTCCATCATCTAACTGATACGCTCTAGTTGTAGGGAGAGTAACGTTCAACTGGTTGCTGATTACAGCACCCATGATTGCCTCGGCATTAGTGAAGGCAACAATAGATGCTGCTTCTTCTCCATCCAAACCATTAAGGATAAACGTATTGGTCTCGTCGTAATAGTTTAATAGATACTTTCTAGTATAGGTATTAGATCCACCTAAGAATAAATCTAGGGATACAGCATCAATAAAGTATCCGATATCACGCTTACATTGTTCTGGGGTTCCTTGGAGGGTAAGACCTTCAAGGACCATATCATCATATGATAACTCAGCGATTAGAGTTCTGTTTTGTTGAATAGAACGATAGGCATCCTTATATCTCGATAGTCTTGTCTCTACTGGATCACCAGGATAAGAGAATAAAGGATAGTTATTGGCAATCTCAGCAAGAGATCTATCTACAATCTCTCTACGGTTTTGCTGAATGAGACGATAAGAGTCTTTATATCTAGAGAATCTATTTTCTGTATCATCTTCGGGGAAGTTAAAATCAGGATATTCAAGAGCAATCTCGGCAAGAGATCTATCCTGAATCTCTTCCATGTTGGAGAAGATTAGGTTTCTAGCATCCTTCCATCTACCAGACTCGGCAGGGGAGTCAGGAAATACAAATCTGTTGTTGCTAGTTCTAGTAATACCGTCTAAGTTGCCGGGAGTAGCATCACTACCGATTGCTTGTAGATAGATTAGTGTTAATGCCCAGATAGCAGAAGCAACATCAGTACATCCAGCACCGTAATCGACAGCAGGTGTGGGTTCTGTTCTTGTAAATCCAGTTAGATCACCAACACCAGAATCTGTTCCAATGGCATCGGTGATGATTGTTGTCAAGTCAGCAATCTTAGTTGCTTGATCAGCACAGTCTGGATTAGCAGGATCGGGTAATACATAAGGATCAATAACCTGAGTGAATGTATTTTGTGTTCCGCTAATTGGAGTAACAGTGATGCCTCTCATTACATCGATTGCTACATCTCTAGCATTCTCGTATACATTTACAGCTTCATCTCTTTCAGCATCTAGTAGAGTAGAAACTGCTTCGCCATTGAACGTTCCTGTTACATATACATTAGCGGCGTCATATACTCTATCGTTACCACCATATGTTAGGTTGTAGATGATAGCATCTAATACATCTAGTACGTCATCAATACAATCTTGTGGTGTTCCTGTTCCGACAAATCCAGCAAATGCTGGGTTAGCAATCATTCGGTCGTAACCTTCAGCAGCAATAAAGTTCTTATTTCTTCTAATGAGATCAGCAGCTTCAGCAGATGTCTGATCAAAGATTGCTAGGGGATCTAGAACAATAGTGCTATCAAATACTGGAGTGAGTCCATGAGTACCTTCAATGACAGCGGTAGCATCTTGTCTCATTACCTCCATCATTACATAGGCAACTTCCTGATATACAATAGCGGAAGCATCTCTCTCACCTGTAATAAGATCACCAAACTCGGAAATGGTATATACTTCAGCATAGTCATATACCTTATTGTTGCCGTCATATTTCATGTTGAAAGCAACAGCATCGATGAATAGTTTTACGTCATCGATGCATTCCTGGTTTCCGTTAGGAACAGTAAATCCTGGATTGATTAATAGGTATCTCGCTAGTCCTCTCTCGAATCCTTCGTTAGCAATATAATCAACGTTGTTCTGGATAGTGTCGTAGGCATCAATCCATCTGTTGCCTCTGGCATAATCCTTATACTCGGTTAGAAGTTCTCCGACTACTTCATCCTGGAGAAGTTTTCTGTTTAACAGAATATTGTTAGCACCGTCACATAACTTACCAAAGAATCCTCTCTGTGCTGTTCTAAGAGCAGCCCCGATAGATGCTTTTGCTGTCTCAGCACTTAGACCGTCGTTGGCATCGTCTCCGTCTTTCGACACCCACAATACGTTCTCGATAGTGAGAGATTTCCAAAGAAGTTTTCCTTCTTTATTAACTTTAAGAAACTGTCCGTCTTCTCCGGCACTGCCAGTCGAATCAATAATCTCTCCTGGTTGTAATCCCCCATCGATTAGCAATCGATCAATAGGAGTTACACCTGTAGCGATGTCGAACAGATCCTGGGCGACTTCATTGATCTTTTCCCTTTGTTGTTCAAAGGTATCTGATCTAAAAACTTCCTTTCGATTAATTGCCATTTTCGATTAACTGACGGAGTAAACGTTTGATTTCTGACACGTCTTCTTTAAGATTATTTATGTCAGTAGTTATTGTAGAGAACCTATTAGCAATACTGTTTCTAACAGGTTTATCGGTATTAACAATGGCACCGGTTTCCGGGTCACGATATAAGTTTTCGTGACCCTTTACCTTAATATAGTTATTCATATTAGTAAGAAGCTACTGCTCTTAAATCTTGGATCTTAGGTGGGAAAGCAGGTTCATCTGTCTTCATAACGATCTTAACAGCGTAAGAAGAAAACTCGGGTAAGTTACTTACACTATATTTAAACTCTTGATATTCTGCTTGTGTTTCGTAGTTTCCAGAGATAGAGTTGCCGGAAGTAGCAATATCCGTGTTGTCTGGATTTCCATCAACGTTGAATGCCACCCAGTTAATATCATCAAAGTTTTCTTGACTAGAAGCTTTCTTAAACTTATAGAACACTTTGACATTTTCTGTATCCTTAACCGTTGCTGTAACACGAACATCAATAGATGTTCCTGGTGTATTAATGAATGTCTCTTTAGAAACATACTTAGCAGCAGAAGAACTATTTTTGGATTCTACATCAGAAACAAAGTCAACACCGGAAGAAAGAGTCATAGTTCCTACATTTAGATACTTATCATCGGCGGACTTGATAATATCGCCAACTCTAAAAATATCTGGTTGTTGTTCCACTGGATCAGCAGATCTTACATAGGCAGACCCTGGTGAGATCTCAGAATCATAGTCTCCATTGATAGGTTCGTATGGAGTATCTACGACTAGAACTTTATCCTTGGAATCCCACTCAACAATCTTACCGTTGATTGTATTATCGTATGTTGTAGTTAGTTCTAGGGGATAAGAAGCAACGACATTAGAACCTTCCGAGAACTGGAATGTTTCTTCGGAAATGCCATTGATGCTAGTTGTAGCAGATGTAATAGTAGTACCTACGGGGTCTACAATAAGAGTAGATTCTCCAACAATAAAGTTGGATGTAGTTGATACGTTAATGGATGCTGTTGCAACACCGTCGAAAGCAATGATGGAACCAATAGCACCGGAAGTAGTTCCGGTAACAGTACATCCTACAGTAATCTGAGATGGGTCACCGATAACCAGGAAGTTAACTTCATAAGAAGGTAAGAAACGAAGTTCTTGATATCTCTTACCGTATCTTGCTTCTCTGCCGGAAGCATTCTCTACTCTGTTAGAGACTGTTTTGACAGAAGCAGCGTTCAAATCAATAACTGGAGATACAGTTTCACTTGTGCTGGATAAGTTAATCTTATATTCTAGGGATTTATCAACTGAGTTGAACACTTCGTTGATTCTAGAAGCAATCACTTTTTGATTGGTAAAGTAATGCTGCTCGTTTAAGAAAGTTTTCTCGAAATCGTTTTCTTGATAAGAAACAAAGTTAGTAGTCTCGGAATCTACAGGAACAATGTCGGTAGTTTTTACCATTGCCTGAATAGAAGTATTATTTAACTGTAGATATGCTACTTGAGCATATAGTTTTTCATACTTTCTATTATAAGTTGATAATACTCTAGATCCACCTCCAATAACACTAGAACCTGCTCTGCTTGGACTGGTGATGTTATAGGAGTCAATACCACTGTTAGATACTTTAAATAGTGATCCATTTAGAGTAACCGCCGAAACTCCACCTACATCTTCAACTTCCTTGAAGTATACGTAGGATTTTCCGGTATCTTCGAATCCATTGTCTCTGTGATTTACTTTAACAATAGAGTTGTTGCCCTTAAACAAGGGAGACGTAGAGTTGACAGGAGATTTAGCACTGGTTTCGAAAGGAGAAACATTAAGTGATTCATATCCTAAGTTCTCGTTAGTGAGTCTTAACTCTCCAGTAGCATTTGTGAAGAACGATGCTCTGTATAAAGTAAACTTAATGTCTTCAAACAGATCTTCGGTGAAGTTACCAGTATTTTGTGACTTATACACGGAACCAAGTAAAGGTTGTGTAGTTACCGATGCCTGGGTAGTGATTTCATCTTCACCAAGTCTAGATACCCATAGTTCATATTCTAAGGAATCAGTTTCAATCGCTAAAGCATATTCTGTGTTATCTTGGAGATATACAGGATACTTAAACTTGAATAAAGTTGGAGTAACAGAGTTGGTTTCGCTTAGATCTGAATCTGTGGCAACACCCATCTGTACGGCAGGCGTGTCGATTTCGATAACAGACTCAACATTTGCTCCAGTAGCCCCTGTTCCAATACCTTTAATAATCACAGAAGGTGCTTCGGTATATCCTTTTCCAGATAGAACTAGGTCAACGTTGTAAACAGAACCATTAGAAACTTGGATATCAGCAGAAGCAATACTGCCACCTGGAAGTTGTGGACTCTCGATTGTAATCGAAGCGCCATTGTACTTCTCGCCAACACTTTTAACTTTTAGATCAACAACTCTACCAGAGTCTTTAGCAAGAGTAACAACAGCAAGTCTATTGTTTGTAGAGTTATATTGAGTTACAGATGAAATATTTAAATCTTCATCTTGAATAAAGGAAACTCCATTATGATTAGAGAGAATCAGCGTATATGTTTGTTCTTTGGTAATCGTGAAAGAAGTGCTTAACTCATCACCTAAAGAGATACCATTTTTATCTAAGACATCAACCAAAGGTCCAACAGCACCAGAAGATGCTCCGGTAATGTTCTCTCCTTTAAATAAGGAGACAGAATCTGTATCTCCTGTTAAATACGCCTTTAACTTTGTAGTTGGGGAAAGACTAATCTGAGTTCCTGGTACAATATACTTTCCTGGAACTCCAGACTCTACGTTAGTTAGATATACTCTAATAGGAATATCATTACTCTTCTTGGAGAAGAAGACATCAACACCGGTTGTAAATACTCCGCCTGGATATCCTTCTACCTTGAACGTTTGTGCCAGTGGATTTGGTTTTAGTTCCTGATCTGTATTGCTGTTAGCAAGTTGAACACCCTCGTTTGCCTTGAAATAAGCAATACCAGTAGAGACGATGCTCTGTGGATTGGAGGGCATCACACCAGAAGCATAGAACTGTACCTCAGCGTAGGTGTCTAGATTTTCTTTGGATTCATTAGAAACACCAGAAGAGAAGAGGAATGTTTTAGATCCTTCTGTTACTCTTACTTCTTCGGCTGATAGATCATACTGTACTGTATTAACATCTCCTGTCCATCTGGTGTTTAGTCTTGGTGGAGCTCCAGCAGGAACTAGAACAATACCACTCAAACTACCGTTGACATCAGTTACTAATTCGTTACCAAAAGTAGATAGAGAGTTACCGGCAATACCAGTATAAGAGATATCAGGGCAAACCCACCTTCCAACATCTCTATCATCTAGATAAACGTAGATCTTTGTATTTGGTTTAAGTCTGTTTAGAGTAAACTTAATGGGGATAGATCTAGCAAAGAACTGAACTCCAGTAGCTACAGATCTTCCATTGACAATCTTACTATTAACTCCTTTGCCCAACTCATTATTTTGTGGACTTACGTTAGAAGAACTAGCAATGCTGGCAGCAGTTGTAGAGGAGATAATATTATCTGTATTGATATCAGATAAAGACTCAATATTGTATAGAGTTTTATCTGTACCTACCCAGTTAACAATGAAAGAATCATACAAACTAGAAAGTGATTCTTTGGAATCATCTTTTGCCAAGAGAATAGAGTTTAACTTTGTGTTGGTATCAACAACTAATGGTTCTACAGAAGAATCATACCACTGATCGATAGTTGGTGAAACGTTAGCATCTCCAACATACTGAAGTACAACAAATGGATTGGGGTTGACGGTGTTTGTAGCGTTGTCATTTCCTAAGAGTTTCTGTTCTGTGTAGGGCAGGGTGATAACACCATTGTTGTTAACATATCCAGCAAGAACTCTTTGATCGTTCCTGGTATTAACTTCTTTCAATAAGAAACTATCTTCTTTTGCTTGAGGTCTTAATACAGACTGCTGTGAATCGATAGCACATTGGTAATCAATAGAACCAAGATTACCAACAGAATGTGCCTCGAAAGCATCAACAAAGAATCCAGACTTGAACCTATCAATACCCAAGTCATCCTTAACCTGCATGTTTAGTGCCTGTTGCTCAAGAATGCTTAGCGTAGTGTAGAACTCAAGGCGTTCAATACGCTTCTCTAACTTGCCAATATCTCTCATGGTATAACGTCTGTTATCCACAGGAATAATCCTTACATCCTTGGTGCTATTTGTAAAAGCAGGAATGTTTAAGTAAGCGAGAGCGATGGAATCATCAATGATTTCTGGTTTGGATGGGTTTAATGAAGGGTTTCCTTGCTCTACAACAATCTCTCCACGTTTTGTTAGGAACACACCATCCATTCTTCCTAGATACTGACTTTCGGAGAACGTAAAAGTATACTCTAGGTTTTTATCTGTGGCTGGTGTTAAAGATGGAATACCCGATGGACCAGTGAACGAGAGAGCAGATGCCTCACTTAAGATGGATGTATCTTGGAAACCGCTAATAATAGAAGTGCTATCTACTTTAGGTCTAAAATCGATTACGTCTTTTAGACTTACAGTTCCATATACAGAAGAGTTAAATGTTGGGATTTCTGAAGCTGTTACACCTGCTTGGTGTATATAAGAATCAACTGTAGAGAAATCTCCAAGAGAATGCTCGAAGTAATCAAAAGCAATCAATAACTGACCAGTAGGAGCATCAAATCCTGGTTTGAGAATGATTCTAGAAACATCGTAGAAAGTATCTCTCTGTCCGCTATCAAAAGTATACTTGTAAGTAATGTCAGTTCCACTTACAAGATTTCCGTCAGCATCAGCATCTGGGGGAGTAGAAGATGTACCTTCATAAACATATCTTAACTTAAAGGCATCTGAATATGTTAATACTTCAATAGTTTCTGCGTCGTAATCAGTTCCTCTAAATGGAATGATTCTATCACCACCGGATACAACAGAGAGTCTCTTATTCCTAATAGCAGTCTTTAGTCTAGGTCTTGCCTTATCAATCTCAATCGTAGCAGTTAGTTTAAGTTTTGGATAAACAGCTAGAGCACCTTGACCCTCTCCTTGGAAGAAACTATTTGGTAATGTGATAACCAAAGAACCGGAGGTTACTTCTGTAGAAGTAATGACGTTTGAGTTGATCTGAACATATTGTTCATCAATGTAAATAATGTCTCCTGTATTTACTGCCGTAGAGTCTCCGGCATCCAAAACAGTTATAATAAAGTTTTCTTCGTTATATCTAGCAAATCTTTGTGTACCGGACGTTAACTGAGCACTAAATGTTACCGTGCTACCGGCAGCAGCAAGTTCAGAAACAAAATCTTTCCTGATATAATACTTAAATCTAGTATCCTCTGTATCTTTGACCAAAGAAGCAACTTGCTTACTTCCTGTTGGGAAGATAAGACTAGACTTTGTGGCATTCTCTAGAACAGGTCGAACTCTAACAACCGTAGCATTAGTGACATTTGCTCCTAATGTGTAGTCTAGAAGGATTCTAGATTTTACGACACCTTCAGAATCAGTATATGATTGTACGACATTTCTAATAACTTGTCCGGCATCATCTGTGTATTGGATTAGATCTCCTCTCTTAAGTGTCTGAGAAAGATCGGTAGCAAATCCATTAGATACCAAATACTTGTTTCCTTTTTCTCCACTAAAAGTGAAAGATGTAACTTGTACGGATTCGGCGTATTCTGCTTTTGTAGTATCAATGTCTGCTGTAAATGTATATGAGTCATATACAGAGTTGAAGGACTTAATATTCTGGTTACTGTAAGTAAGAACAGTGTCCTTGTTAAGAACCGCTGTGATTCTAGCGTTATTAACACCACCTTGATCAGGAGTTACTGTTACAACAGGGGGAGAAACATATTGCTGTCTAATCTCATTGTTATTGACAATCTCGGCAGCGTAGATTCCACCACCTTCTACTTTAGCTTCTACAACAGCAGTATCAAACTCTCTGCCATTAATAACTAGTTTTGCTCTGGTAGGACCCGAATCAGCATATCCAGATCCTCGGTAGTTTACAACAAAGTGAGAGATGGTATTTTCTTGAGCAATCTTCAAAGAAACCCCATCTTCATCAATAATAGTTTCTCCTGGTCTGAAAGTTCCAGACAAAGTGGTTACAAAAAGATTTTTTCCAAATGAGTAGTTTCTAGTCTCATCAGACTCAACAACACCATATGCTTTACTATCACGTCCAACAACATACTTACCTGGGGTAAATCCTGTAGTAGGAGAAGTTTCTAACTTTAACTTTGTGAAGAATCTAGGAGCGAAGTAAGAGAAGTTAAACGTAGCGTTATAAGGACGTGATCCATCTTCTGCTCTACCTTTAGAAAGAATCTTGTCTAGATCTTCATTAAATCCTTCTGCTCTTCTAACTAAAGAATAGTTCTTTGGTTTTGCTATGCCTGCTACAGGGTGAATGGTGTCATTATAATCTACGACAAATGCCCATGGAGTTTCGGTAAAAGCAGTTGCTTCTGATGTCCAGAAATATCTATATCTACCACTGCCGTTCTCGTCATATTCAAATAGATACGTATCTAAAATAGATTTTTGAGCTAAAACAGTAACTTCGGCAAATAGTTGTGTTGCTTCCGAGTTAACTACGTTTCTATTAACAATAGACTTTCCGATGACTGTTACTTTATCAACAGTAGTAGGAACTCCGCCGCTAACTGTTTTAGAGAACCATAGTTCATCGGGGATAAGTTCTAATGTGGGGACATCATCAGTCAACTGAAGGTACAGAGTTTTGATTCCCACATCAAGTCCAAAGGGTTGAGACCTTCTGTTGACAGTTGATTTGAAATAACCTTCTGCTTCTAGACCATTCAATCCAACGGTTCCATCATTAAATACAGTGTTCAAGTATACATCAGGATATGACGTTAGTTCTCCTCCCACAGTGTTTAGAGGGACTGTGCCTGATAAGTTGGTAATCTTATATGTGGCAAGACCAGTGGACTTTAAGAGTACATTATCTTTTGTTAGAATATCTCTTGCTTTATCAACCTCTACATTCTTGGTTGCCTTGTTAACAATCTCATATCCTCTAACATATGCCTTACCGGGTCCAACAGCAAGAATCATCTTAGATTCTGCTTCTGCTTCCGATAACCCGTTTACGGTTCCGCTACTACCTAATCTGTAGATACCGTTGTTACCATTTTGTTGGTAGTATTCTCTAACTTCGGTCTTAAACGTATCTACAACGTAGTCTCCAGACTCGTCATAGGTTCTTCTTGCTAGAGTATCTTCTAGTAAACTGTAATCTGCTTTTTCTACTTCTTTTTCGATTACACCTTGATTTACTTTTAATAGTTGAACAAAGTTATTATCTGTCTTATCGGAATAACCAACTTCAACTAGATTTAAAGTAATCTTAAATCTATGTGCTCCTGGAGCAGAAGCATTTGAATATCCTCTTGCATTGTCGAAGAGAGACCCATCTTGCTGTGGGGTAACAATCTCTTCTACAATACGAAATCCTACTTTAGCAGAAGTTCTGGAAGAATACTTATCAATAACTAAAATCTGCTTTTTATTTTTTACAAAGAAACCATTTACAAAATAAATGCCCTCTTCTACTTCTACAGCACTAGCAAACCCCATTGCTGGACTACCGATCACGGTTTGATCGCCAGTAATAGGATTTTCAATAGTGATAGATGTTGGTAGAACGCTCCCGTCAATACCAACTACCAATAGTGGAGTGTTAATACCATTAACAACTTCTAATGTTTCGCCTTGTCTAAAAGTTGTTTCGTTGTTGTCGTCGCCACTATTGACATACGTTACGAATAAAGTATCAGACTCAGTAGTTGTAGCTAAAGCAGTATCAACTACATTAGCAATAACACCAGAGGTGATTCCTCTTAGTTTTTGTCCAACTAATAAACTAATATCATATGTTTGATAAACAATAGTACCATCTGGTTGACCGACTCCCACTTCGGAAACAGATGATAACTTAACATAGTCAAGTTTTGTATTGAGACCAACCTCCCCCGGAACTACTTGCTGTCCCTGTTTAAAAGTATACCTCCCTATACTTTCAATCTGATTCTGTAGAATAGATTGAAGTGTAGTTAGTTCTCTTGACTGAATAGAATATCCAGGTCGAAAAAGAACTTTGTAAAAGTTCTTATCGGCATCAAAGTCGTCAAAATATGGAGTTGCATTAATGTTAGTCTTCTGTGGCATGAGAGTACATTATTCCTGGGAGTTAAAAACGGTCCCCCGAAGGGGACCGTAGTATAATATGTAGATCAGAACTCGATGACAAGTTTGATGTCTTCGATCTGGTCAGGAGCACGAGTGATTAGTCTTCTGTTTTCCTGATAGAGGATGTCTCCAGTATTAGGATTAAACTCGGTATCACGTACACCAGCAACGAGAACGATAGCGCCCTCAGTTCCGTCGAAGTTCACAACAGTACCAGACTCATTAGACTGGTTGGAAGGAGTAGTAACAGGGTTGACTGCGGTAACACCATTGTCAAACTCTCTTACAACACCTCTGTCCTTGTGCTCAACTTGAGACTGGTAGTAGGAAAGAAGTTCGTCACCACTAGGAGAAAGAGTTTCTACAGAAACTACTTTACCTTTGGCAGTACCGCCGCCAGCAAGAACCTGACTGATGTCATCGTCTGGTTGGAAACCAGCAGCGGATGGAGATACACGAATAACCTTGAGGTTAGATAGTGTCTCTGCGTCACCCACAGCCAAGGATGTTGTTGGATCCTTGAGAATACCGATTCTTCTGAAATCGTTATCTACAGGGAAGTCTCCATCACCTTCAGCATAGGTTAGACGGATGTTTGCCATGATACGCTTGGCATTGAACTCACGCTCGATGCTACGAGCACCAGCAACAGGAGTGGAAGAAGCACCGGCACCATGACCGCCCTTAGGAGCGATAATGACTTCGATATCAGCACCATCTCCACCACCAGCGCCGATGACCGTGCCAGTGGCAGTAGCGAATCCGTCACCGCCGGTCTCGGGATCATTCCAGCTATCGAATACACCATTTGGTTCTGGGGTCGTCGTACCAGTCTCAAGGATAACACTACCGTAAGTATATCCAGTACCATCAGCAGCAATGGCAAGGTTAATAATATTATTAGTACCATCAACCTCGAAAGACACAACAGCGCCAGTACCATCTCCTACAACAGGAGCGAAGTATGGACCGCCCACGGGAAGACCTGCCGACTGAGCACTTCTTAGATAAACGGATAGAATAGCACCATCTTGAGCAATCTGCTCAGTTTGTAGTCTATCGGAACCGTTGTTAGGAACTTGTAGCGAGACAGGCATAAAGTCTGTCGATAGGAAACGTAGAACGTCATCAATAGGAAGCTTGTACATAAACTTCCATACGTATCCATTTGCTTCCCTGAACTGAACTGGACCGGGAGCAGCAACAGAAAGTGGTCCCGATGGGGCAACGTTCTCACAGAAGAGACCTTGCTCACGCTCGCCATTAACAGGATCTCTGTAGATAGCAGGGAGAGATGGGTTTCTTGTTGGTTCGATAGTAGCTGCAATACCATTAGGATTTGCTTCAGAAGAACCGTTGTATAGGCACTTCCAAACTTCATAGTCACCGTTCATTACATAGAACTTCATATCTCCAAGATTATCTTCTTGGGGAAGGGGTTGTCCTCTGTCGGTAACAGCGTTGGATCCTGGCTTACCAATGGTTCCGGTGTTAGGAGCTCCAGCGAAGGAATAATCATGACGATACATGTCATAGACATCAGTACCGGTTAGTGCCCAGTTATAACGACGAACCACAGCTCTGGTGTATTCGACCGTCATTCTCTTGGCGGCAATGATATCATCATAGACTTCATAGAACTCTCTGGTGTTATCAAACGCTGTAGGAACAGTGGTATCCTCGTCAGCAAAACGATATACTCCAGTAGTAGCAGTAGATCCAGCAGCGGCACCACCAGCCTGTACGGTTAGGGTAGAACCGGCAGGAGGGGTCGTTAGGTTACCAGATGATCCAGAAACATTACCTAGTACTAGGACATCCTCGTATACGGCAACAACGTCTGCTGTAAAGTCTACACCTGGAGTACCGACGGAAACTTGATCTCCAACGGAACCAGCCCAACCGGCAGCAGCATCAACACGTCCATAAACTTCAAGCGTAGGCTCCCAGCTTTGTGGTCTACCAACGAAGAAATACATTTGGTTTCTTTCGATTAGCGGGTCATTGTTACCAATGAAGTTACCGTCTAGATCGAAGTAGTCATCACCCAAAGCATCTAAAAATGCTTCAGCATTATAAATCCTGAACTTATCAGAAATGATTGCACTCATTTAAAAAATCTCCTTTTTTTGGTCGATATTTATTGTTATTTATACAAGATTATCCGATAGTTCTGAGGTAAGAACCAGTAGCAAGATGAGTCTGTACGGTAGTTCCGTTGGCTCCTCTGGTGATTCCTGTTAGGAACGTTCCGGCGATTCCTGTATATTCGATTTCTTCGATTGTGTGGTTGGCGGGATCAGGATCAGACGTATTAGCAACGATGATTGTTCCACTTGTTGGCCAATCAAGATCAGTCAGATCAACACTGGAGTTGATGGGCACCAAAGTATCATTGGTATCTAGTAAATCAAACTGTAACGTTCCACCGATTTCATTAATCGATGGGAATCCTAGTCTGAATCTTGTTCCGTTGGTGAGGATGCTAGATTCTCCTCTTTCAAACTCTAAAATCTCATAAGAAGCAAGAGTTTCGGCAATAGATCCATTGATGTTCAAGGAACCATTGGACACGAAAGCATTTCTTTCATACATACCGAACGACATGCCTAGAGTCGTTCTGAGATATTGAGAATCTAACTCATCATCTAACTGATCAGCAATACCAGTAACAACAGTAATATTTACCTCGCTGTTAATATCACCGATAAAGATCTCAATATCATCTTCCTGTACAATAACAGACGTAACATTGCTATCAATATCTACAACTGCTAGATTATCCTGAGAGGTAGAATCATAGGGGATTCTGATTTCCTGGAATACCTTAAATCCAGCAGAGGGGTTAACCTCACGGGTAATATTTCTTTGACTCCAGGATTCTACACTGAAAGGCTCAAGCATGAGAACTTCAGTGACATCACTGAAGATTGCTCCATCTTCCTCGTATGGAGGTGTTGGTAGATCTTCGAAGTCATTGAAGTTAGTAAAGATATTGAGAACATTAACAACTCCGTATAGTTGTCCACCTTCAGTTGGTTCTCCAATCGTTCTACGAACTTCAAGTGTGGTGTTAATGTTATCACCAGGAACAAGAACCCATTCGGCTTCTCTACGGAGGTTAAAGATAACATCTTCAAGTTCAACACTTCTGACGATGATCTTCTGGATATCTGTTGGATCTTCTGGGTCAACCCCAGCGCCAGGAATAGTTTCTGTGAAGAATACCTCAAATACGAATGCTTGCTGTGGCATTCCGGCATCGCCATAGAATCCTTGACCAGATAACTGGAATGCTCCTGGTTCGAGGTGTCTATTAGGATAATCTCTCTCAATCTGCTTGACAACATTGAGATTCGTTTGATCACAATCATATTGCCAGATCTTCTCCATCCAGAAGACAGTTCCGAGTTCATCACCTTGATATGGAGTTTCTAGTTTTAGTTCTTGTCCAGATTCATCTAGGGGAACTTGTCCACGGAAAGCGGCACCACCGGACCACATGTTAACAATCTTAAAGACAGAATCTGCTGGTGGTCCATCTCCATAGCTTCTGGGTTCTCCGCCATCAAGGAAACCTTGAACGGGGGATTCTGGATCAAAGGCAACAAATAGTTCAGATCCATTAATCTCAGAACCAAGTCTTTCGATTGTAGTTCTGATCGAAATAATAGCAAAATCTTCAGTCTGATACTGCCAGACCTTAACCATGTTAAAGATAGGATCTAGAGTTTCGCCTACGTATGGGGTGTCTAGGAATAGTTCTTGACCAGATTCATCTAGAGGAACTTGTCCACGGAACTCAGCACCACCAGACCATAGAGGAACAGTATTTGTTTTCTCGAATTCTACACTAACAGGAGTAATGTAGGGGGTCTCGATTTCTACTAGAGAAACAACATCATCCTGAACAATCTCGATAAGTTCAGCGCCAAAGATGGTGAATACACCCTCCATGGAGATATCTTCAACGGGATTGATGATTAGATTTACAAAGGATTCGATACCCTTAACATCCGCTACCTCTTCCTCATTTGTTGCTGTCCAGACACGATGGATTGCCCAAGGACTTTGATCGGAGTTGGCAGTAAGAGTGCTAGCACCGGCATCAACATCAAAGACGAAATAACGTAGATTGTTCTGTACAATACTAGCAATAGAGAAGTCTTCTACAGAAATGGTAACATCAATCTCAATAGGTTTGGTGATGAATACTTCATAGAAAGTAGGACCGGGTAGACCAGCAAAAAGTTGTTCTCCAAAACGATCTTCGATGGGGATTTTAAACTCATCTTCTAAGAAGATGCTAATAATAGAATCTAGGAATATATTTGTATCATCGTCCTGGTGAACCTGAGTCCACTGAGCAATATCAACGTTGAATGGAACAACTCTAGTTGCCTCCCAGATAATGATATCCTCAACATCATCAATCTGTGGTAGGAGGGTAATGATTTCTAGTTCAATATTTACAACAGCAACATCAATCTCATTACCGAAAGATGGTTCGATTTGTCGGAACCATTTAACTTCATTTGTTACATCGACACTTGTCTCTGGTACACCACCGACAAAGAATGTAAAGATAGTGTCATCATCTTGATGAACCTGAGTCCACTGAGCAATATCAACGTTGAATGGAACGTTAATATCATTTTGTTTGAGAACATAGATCTTAGGTTCAGTAACTGCTAATGTTAAGGATCCTTGTGGATAGAAGACTTCTGGTTCATTCTCTAGTCCAGATGGTAGTTCGTTAACAAATACACGCTCAAGGAAGACAGGAATGAAAGCACCAGGAACAACAATAACACCACCCTTCTGAGTTTCAATCTCAATACTTTCGATAGAAAGATCAATAGGAATGAGCTCTAGTCTGGAGATTACATCATCTGACTCAATATCTCTTACTGCTAGATTATCATTACTTACAAATTGAACTTGCTTCAGTATAGGAGTAAAGTTCTCGATGATAAATGGCATCGCCACAGAACCAAATAGTTCTTCACCGACCTCTCCTGGAACTGGAGGTGGTACAAGTTGAGTATCAATATCAACATCACGGACGAAGACAAGAGGTGGTTCTAGTTTAGCCAGTGTTCCGGCAAAATGATCTGCCTCAAGCGTAGCACCTACTCCTCTTTCATCGATAAAGAATCTATCATATTCTCTTCTGAAGTAAGAAACTCTTTCGATTCTTTCATATCCATTAGAATCGGTATAACCAATAATCAGATTTCCTTCTTCTGGGAAGTTATTGCTATTGAGTACATATAAAATAGTGTCACCGATCAAGAAGTCAGCAGCGATAATAGCAAACTGATCACTTGTAGAAGCAGTAGCACCTCGCTGAGCAGCGATTACTTCCAGCTGGAACTCAAGATCAATAATCGCTTCTTCGATGATTACTTCATCACCAACAACTTGTTCTGTCTGGATGAACTGAGTGATTAGAGTTTCATTTACATCTAGAGCATTGAATGCCAATACAGTAGGTGGAAGATCAACAATCTCAGTTTCGAGATCGAGGTATGTGAGTTCTGTTTCTAGACGTAGACGAACCGTAGCAACTTCTGGTTCAATGATTGTTGTAATCTGATCACTGGTCTCAGCACTAACAAATATAGTGAGGTTAATAATAGAGAGGAATTCTTCTGTAGAACCAACAGCAATCTCGTTGAGTGTTGTAATCGAGAAAAAAGTATTGGGAATAGATAAATTAAATGTTAAGTTAGAGACACTATCAATCTTTCTGTTTGGATTTCTTAGAACATCATATGGTTTTGCCACCACAACAGTAGGTGGTTCTTCGTATCCATAACCAGGACGGATTAAATCTACACTTACAATACCTTTGTGGAAATATACCGCTGCCTGTGCTCCACCACCAGCAGGAGTTTTTGGAATAAAATATAGTTTAGGAGCAGCAAGATATCCTCTCGCTGTTTCTGATCTCCTAGTAAACTCGGCATTCCATTCAGGTCTATTCCAAATAAGATCAGTTACTCTTCCTTCGGAATCAATAGGAGCATATATGCTTAGACCAGAACCTGATTGTGTTCCGTTATAAGCACTCGTAGTAACACGTACAGCATGATCCTTACCTAGGTACTTACCAGGATCAAAATGAGTTCTCTTAGCGAGTCTACTGATAGTTTTAATCTCTCTGTAATGAGTTTCTCCAGAGATACAGACTTTATCTTTTGGATGTAAGTTAGAGAAAAGTTTAGTTCTTTCGTAGTAAGCATTATCATCTTTAGTTCCATTCAACCAATAAGTAGTGTTTCTTTTTAGTTGAGGGAATCCATTAGCATCCAAAGGTTCTGTACTGGTGACAGAATAACCTAAACCTCTAATATTATATCTACGAGATTCAATACTACTTCCAATCCTGTAATCTCTCTTATATACAAATACTTTATCTTGTAGAACATCCTCTGGCCACGAAAACTTCGATTCTAAACGAATACGAGTTACATTACCATCTTGACTAACATCTTTAACTCTTCCTAGGAGATACTCGTTTGTTCCGGCAGATACTTCAGTGGTTCTGTATGCTAGATTGTGTTGAATAGAGATATCACCATTACCGAGACCATCGTAACCAACAAAACCTATGGATAATGTAATGTCGCCGTCTTGATATCTTTCTCCACGCTGATTCCAGACAACACTTTCGAGAATAACCTCACCATTATCCGTAACACGTAATCTAGCAACTTTAAATCCGTAACCATACTGTCCCGTAGGACCAGCAAGTACATCAACGGTTCCTGTATTTGGTGCGTCCAGTAGGTTGGTGTAGTTAATCTGAGCAAGACCTTCTGGAGCTTCTGGGAAGATAATCAAATCAATAAAAGAGTTTGGTTCACCCTGGAACCCAATATCTTCCTGACGAATAAAAGAAGAATCAACTTGGTGTTGGAATGTTAGGTCAGATCCTACCAAAGATGGGTCGGAAACATCAAATCTATAGGTATTACCAGGAGATAACTGTAGAGTAGGTAATGGAACACCATCGATTAGATATTGACCACCTGCCAAAGTAACCACAAAAGTTTGTGTTGCTACGTTATAGAAAGGAACGTTGGCATATACTTTTTCTTCTGTGTATCCTGTTCCACTAGATAGAAGTGTCCAATCAGCACTGATTTGATAAGTTAATCTATCTTCTACTGGTGCTAGATCTTCTACCCATAGGGAATCACCACTAGCCAGATCTTGCTGAGCAGCAGTTGTATTGTAGAAGAAGAAAAACTCATCAGCATAGGCATCAGTGATCTCTACTGTTACATCTCTTAGATATACATCTGGTTCAAAATCATGTAACGTTAAAACTTGATCGGTAGTTTTACCGTACACATAAATGATTTCGATAGGAGCAACAACAACGGATCCATCCGATTGGACAGCATATGGTAGAGGTTGTCTAAACGTAATCACAGATCCAGTAATATTGTATGCCTTTCCTGGAATCTGTAACACATTGTTTACAAATACAATACCATAATCAGGATCAGGAACTTCAACAGCATTTCCAGTAAGACTATTCTTGATAATAAATGGTCCAATAGGATTGTTTACAATATTATCGGTGGAAATAGTAGCAGTGAAATAGTTTCCAATGCCGAAGATGTAACACTTCTGTCCATTTCTTAATACCCTATCTTCTCTCTCGTCTTCGGCATCATATAATGGATCTTCTACTTCGGGTTTACCAATAAACTTGATTTTATCTGGTGTAGCAGGATCTTCATATCTTAAGATTTCATATGCTTCGCCATAACGTTGCTTGACTCCATCAATAACAACGATTAGAAGTTCATTTTCTTCTGTCTTAGCAATAGATCCATCATCATAGTACAAATCAAAGTCAGATTTAATATTATCAAACTCACCACTAATATCTTGGAACTTTCTTAGATACTGATCACTATTAACAGCATCATTATACTTTAACTGTTTACCGTAGAACTTTTGTTCATCTACATCTTGACCTTCTACTACCCTTTCTCCCAAAGGAGCGGTGTCAAAAACAATCTGACTTCCTAAAACTGTGAATGCTTCTCCTGGTTCTTGTAAAATACCATCGAGGGTAATGAAAAACTCTTGGTCGTTATAAGCAACGATGGTATTATTAGATCCTGCTTGATACATGGTGAAGACAGTAGTTCCAACTCTCTTACCGGTGTTTGGATCTTCGATTCCATCAAAGTTAGGTTCTAGTCTAATATCTTGGAAGTTTGTAGCCGATAGATCAACATCAGAAATGCTGATAGCACCCTTTCCACGCTTAACATTGCTATCAGCAAACTTAGCGATATGTGTAGTAACAACCCTGGAAGTATTGATCGTCTCAATCGCTTTGATTGATAGATTTAGATTACATGTAATAGGAGTTGCTGCCTGAGATGCCTGAGGCATAGGAGCAGAACCCTGAGAGAAAACGTTAACCTCACCAAATAACTCAAAACCTGCTGGGTGAGTAGTTTCTAAGATTAAATCTCTCCAAATGTCAACAGGGGTATCGGATTCTACTACATAAGAATAATCTTGATAGAAATACGAATCTGTGATCTTATTTCTATTTTCTCCAATATAACCTTTTACACTAGCGAAATATCCTTGCTGTGAATAGGACTTAACATCCTCATTGAAATCTGTTTCTAGAACATGCTTAACATTAGCAGTGCTATTATTTCTGGTATCTCTAATAGGTTGACCAACTTCAAATATACCTTCTACATCAGAAACCTTTAGAAGGTTACCGCCCATTCTCCAGCTATCTACATTTGCTTTAGATCCAGAAGAATCTTGAACAATCTGAGATTGTGGTTTGAACAAATCAGCATCTTCTAATACTAAAACAGTTTTAGATCTAAATGTAGGTCTAGTGGAGTAATCGGTGTTGAAACCGGAACCATACAATCCAATCTCTACATTTAGTGGCACGCCAATGTTAGAAGACTCAAGGTAGATAGTAGTATTAGATTCTACTACTTCTGCTTTAGCAGATGTATATCCACGTCCACCTTTATCGACTCTAACAGCAACGATAGATCCATCTATTACGACCAAAGCAAGCTCTACGCCAGTTCCATCTCCTTCAAATACTAGTTTTGGTTTTACGTATCCAGAACCACGTTTAATAACATCGACTTTGGTAATCGTTCCATTTTCAATGACAGGTTCTAGTACAGCTTGAGATGCTTCTCTTGGATAGACACCAAATACGATAGGTAAGTAATCTAAGTCCTTTTTGCTAGATCTGATTGAAACGTCATGAATGGCACCGAAAGCACTTGTAGATGTGGTTGTGTAAGAAATCTCACCACTACCATCGTATTCTACAATAGAATCCAAATCATACACCAGTTTGGTATTTGTGATATGAGTAACCTTCTTTCTTCCTACGAGAGGATCATTAACAATATTAATCTTAGATTCTTCTGTATCTACCCCAGATGCTTTGATGAAATAGTAGAATGTGCTATATCTTAAATCTACTCTTTCTTGATCAAGGGTAGCAATGTCTGGTGTAAATCCAAATCTAATACGAGTATAAGAACCGGCAGTTCCTGGATTAATAGAACCCACTTCTTTACCATCTACAAGAATATTGTAGTTAATACTTGGAGAAATGTCCAAGAAGGTGTTTGCCATGGAGAAGTGACCCGTGTCAAATCTATAAGAATAGTATTTTAATACGTCAAACGATGGATTGACAATGAAGTTAGTTTCGTCATCTTTTGACAACTCCAACTTATAGGAAGCTTCTTCTACATTAGTTAGGGTAACAGTTTTCTTTGGAGTGCTTTCGTCGAAGAAAACAGAACTACCTATAACTTTATTAATCAGATTAATGTTATCATTGTAATCATAGGAAATAGTTAACTTTCCGGTCTCGGCATCATAGTCTGTGGCGATTGGGTTTCCTGCTCCAGCACCGAAAGGTCTATATCCGTTGGAGATTCTGAATGGAATCTCTTCGCCATTTACTACGTTTCCATCATAGTGATTAGTGGAAAACGTACCTTTTCTTGCTCTACCTACAGTAACGTATTTAAATACTAGGTTTACATTTTGAATCTCGACGATCTCTTGTCCTACTTTGAGGAAATCTCCGTTAGATAAGTTAGTGACATTTGATAGATATAGTCTTGTATTAGAAGCAGCAAATCCTACATGATCAACTACAAAGGCAAAGTTTTGTGGTCCGCCAGCAGCAACATTAGTAACAGGAACACCCTCAACAAACGTTAAAACATCTTCTTTTCTATATCCAGATCCTTTATTTGTGATAATAATGCTAGCAACAGGTCCAAAACCAGATCCATTTGGATTACCAATTACAATAGTTGCTCTGGCGTTATTAGGATCTCCTAGTAGTCCTACGCCAGGTCTTGCCTGTGAAGAATCACGGAAAACTAGTTCTACATCATTAAACGTACCTGTGAGGTAAGAGTTGCCTGTATTGATGACATCACCACTACCAATACCAGTGTCAGTGATTACAGACTGATGCTTGGGTGGTACTGTAGTGACATCTTGGTAGATCTTCTTTCTTACATAGTAAGTTGTTTCTGTTCCAGACTCATCTGGAGTGATATCAACGTCAACAATGTCGCCAACAGAAACACCATGATTTGTTGCTGTTTCTAAAATAGCAATGCTGTCGTTTATATCAAAGATTTCTAAACCTACACTCAAATCTTGAACACTTTCGATTCCAGTTCTGGCAGTATCCGACAAGGTGCTGCTGCTGAGATAATATCCCGAGTCATTAGTAAACGTACCCGTCAAAACCCTTACTATGACTGAGTTTTGAGCAATAGTAGATTCTAAAATCTCGGCAGTTGCTTCGATTTCTTGTTCATCTTCATTAATAAAGTTTAATGTCGATCCAACTGTATATGTCGAAGAAGCATCGAGAATGAACTTCTGTATCGTTGAACTAGAGTCTAAAGTTCCGCCTGTAGCAGTGATTAAAGATCCATCGTTGATATTAGGTTGTACATTTCTTACAATGAAGTTATTTCCATTGAAAGTATTAGTTACAACTTCTCCCGTTGCGCCACCAGGACCACCTTGGGTAATGATGTCTCCGGCAAATAAGTATACACTTTGACTAGTTGTGATTTCTAATGCTTTTGTCTGATTCGACTCAATACCAACAACTTCTTTTCCTTTTAGAGTAGATACTTGAGCATTTACTGCCTTATTTTCGATAAGAAGGTTTGATCCTACCTCAAACTCTTCTGTAGAGGAAATGACGTTAGCACCACTGACTCTGCCTTTGCTAACGTCTTTAATAGTAGCCTTCAAACCTACGCCGGATCCAGCGAAACCTAAACGCTTAATATCTTTTGGTAAATCTCTTTGAGAGATAGGAGTATTATAGTTAGAATCTACAGGAAGGGAGTAGAAGTTAGATCCTAGTACATAAGGGAATACGGGATTGTTATCAGCATCAATAGTAAGGAAGTAAGCATAAACACCATTTGGATAATCAGGTGTTACACAAAATCTACCATTGTTAGCGTCTAGTTCTGTTTTTCCACTATTGATAGATGGTTTCCATTCGTAGTCATCAACAAAACTACCAAGAGGATCAAAAATATTAGAAGGACCATTTACTCTGGATGTCTTGATGGTGTATCCCGAGTTCATCCTCACAACAGAACTGGTACGATCTAATGGATTAGAATAACCATAAGGACCATAAATGGGATTACCATCGTAAGCATATCCTAAGATAGGAGAGTGAAGGATGGTAGCAGTCTCTTCATATACAGCATCAATACTGTCTAATAGTCTTCTTCTTAAAATAACTGGATTTGCTACTACTCCATAACCATACCCAACCTTACCTGTTCTGGAAGGGAAAGCATATCCATTGTTGGTATCTAAAACAGATTGTAGAGATCTATATCTATTTTTCGCCCAACGTCTCACTTTTGCTGTAGCAGAAGCACCAGTACCGGAAGCAACAGCAACTACCGAAGTAAACTGAGGATTGTATAGTTTTCCTTCAGTAATCTTGACACATTCTACAATCTCCCCGTTGGAGACAACCGCTTCATATTCGGCAAAACTTCCTCTTCCGGTGAGATCAGTAATGAGAATAGTTGGTGGGGAAGTATAATATCTACCTGGATTATCAACATTAATACTAGTAATCGCTCCGTTTGTTACGACAGCAGATAATATAGCCCCCTCTCCAGCAGTGATTCTAATCGTAGGATCTTCTTCATATAGAGTAGTGTCAAAATCTACTGGATCGATTCTGGAAACAGTTTCTCCTGCCAAAACAGCAGTTGCTTTATTAGGTTGTTCGTTAACAAGAACAGTGGGAGCAACCTTGTAGTTTCTTCCTTTTGATTGGAGGGTAATGGTTTCTATCTTTCCGTATACTACTTCTTCTTCAGATCTATTTGAATAGACAGGAGTACCATCAACGAGGATACCAACATCTTTGTTGCCCGTGCTGTAAACCTCGGTGGTGGTAATAGGGTGCTTTCTGATAAGCTTTAAGATTTCCTGACCATCTAGACTTACAGTAACCTGAGGTGTTAACAAGTCGGAGTTTGATGGGAAAGAGGAAGAACAGATATAAAAATATTGTTCGTCTTCAAAAATAGCACTTACATCAGCAACTACCCCATCCAAATCAATATTGGCATGGATACTATTTGGTTCCGAGTAGTCGGGATTGAGTAACCACCTATTATTATTCAGGGTGTTTTTGATGACAGGGGAAATAGAATCAAAAGTATCTACTAGTTGAATCTGGTCACCTGCCGAAGCATATGGTTTTGGGTTGGATGGTAGGAGGTTATAAACTACACCAGTAATGATGAATCTAACAGTTCCGCCTTCATAAGTGCCAGTTACAACATCTCCGGCGTAAATAGGTGTTCCGACAGCAAAGTTAGTATTTGTTGCTGATCTCTTTGAGATAGTAAACTGATTTACACTCTTAGAGAGATATTCGATTGTAGCAGATCCTATAGTGAGAGTTCCTTGCTGTGGAAAACCTTGGGTGGAATCTACAGTAACCTTGTAACCAGAACCATAACTTGCCAATAAAGGTTCTTTCTTTAGAGATGTCGAAGAAACAATATTAAACTCTCCAACGACAGACTCTGGAGCTAGAATAAGATTTCCGGGCGTAACATTGTCAACAACGGCACTATTCTGACCCTGTGTGATTTTAGCACCAACTAGTTTTGTAAGGTCACCTGATAGTACCTTGACTTTTAAAGTGTAACTAGAAATCCAATCAGAAGTAGACGCTTTTAGTGTAGTATCCTTAGGATTGTATACACTAACCTTCTCTTGTGGATCTCTAGAAATGATTGTTTTGAATAAGAACTGAATAGATCTGTCAGTTCCTTTTGCTCTGTAGAAATCTCCAATATTTTTGATTAGAGTTCTCTTGTCAACATCTCCCTTTAAAAACTTCTCTGGGAAAGAAGCAAGATACTCTCGTTCGAAGTTTCTTACAAAAGCATATAGAAATAGATTGCTGATATTAAGAACATCAGCATTTTGTGTGTGTGCTGTCGCTGATGTGGAGACAAACTTACTTTTGTTGTATAGGTCTCCGAGAGTGTTATTACCACTTACACCTCTCGATACCTCTAAAAACTCAGTATCTGTTCTTTCTTTATAAAATAGAATCTCATTGTCGATTTGAATGTATCCATTAACTTCTGGGAAAGAAGTAGCATCACTAACTACAATGGTAGTATCATTTGCAGCAACAGATACGGCAAGAGTAGTCTTTTCCTTTAAGATTTTGTTACTATAGAAATCAATATTACGATATTCCGTAATATTATGAATAATGTCTAACGGCTGCCCACGAAGCTCCTGCTGTTCATAGTAACTCTCTATGAACGTCTTCATCTGAGCGTAATCTTCAATAATGAATCCAGGTAACTGGCTTTCGATTAATGTAGAGATATTTCTTGTCTTAGCAGCCATTTAAGATTACTCGGGATATGTAGTAAACGTACTATTTGTAATGTCAACATCCAGGTAAACATTACGAAGAGCATTCAAATCTTTATTGAATGGATTAACACGGACTTCAATCTTGTTATCAAAGAAGGATCCTTTGATGATGGTTAAGTTGTCAATAATAACTTCTCCTTTTAAGTAATCGATTCTTCCAATAGAATCTCTCACAGTTACTTTTTCACCACCTTGTCCTAATGTATATAGGATGATTTTGCCATCGTTATCTTCAAAATATACAGTCCTGTTGGGGAATTCACTAACCACAAACCCGGTCGATTGAACGATGGGTTCTCCACAATATTCAGCAAATCTATTTTGATAACAAATCTCATAATATGACTTACTGTTGAGAATAGGATAGAAATCTTTTCTCATTTTCACCGTTGTCTCATTTGAGACGATTGTTCTATCAGCATTGTCAATCACAGAGACATACTTGCTGTACCTAAACTTACCGTTGAACTTTTCGGTGTCTGATTGGGCAGTGTAGTCCTCTACAGCAGCGATTACCTTCTTTTTGATGTCTTCGGGTCTTGCCGTAGTAATAGACTTGTTGTAGGCGATTCTGCTGGTCAGTTCGACGTATAAAATAGAAGGATCGATAAGGTCAGGTGTCACCGAAGCAACCATGTATGGTTTTAACCTCTCGATGATCTGATTTTTGGTGAACGACGACAATACTGCTGTATTCTTTGGTTTGATTACAATCTTGACTTTACCATACTCGGGGTTTACTTCCTCTTCTCCTCCGTAGGTGATAATGTCGGCAACAGAAGGATAGATGTTTCTGATGATAGCAGCGTAGTCATCGGCAGTTACTGCTCTGTCCTGGGTGCCAAAATATTTGGGAGCATTGTACTTAATAGAAGAGATAGTCTCGATTTCCTCTCCTCCATCGGAAGCAACAATCTTACTGACAGTAACACTAGTGGGATAGTTGCTAGATCCATTGGCATCTTCCAAAATACCAGCAAATGTGAACGTTCTTGCTCCATTCGTGGCAGGACCGTTTGTGATGATGTAAGAAATCTCAATGAGGTTTCCATTGTCTAAGGATGATCCTAATACTCCATCACCAAAGAAGATCTCATAACGCTCATCATCAGTCTCTTCTACAAAATAAACAGCAGATTCGGAATCTACATTCAGGATATTGCTGGAATATTCGTAATCAAGAAAGTTGGTTGACTGAGCACTCTCGTATACCCTTACGCGAATCGTATTTGTGTCAACTCTGCTGTTGTCGATAATAAATCTTTGATTCGACGAAGCAGTATTAGCAGTATAGGTGTTGGTGATTAACTTTCCTTCATAAATCGGTACTTCCTCGAAAGAAGCAAATCCGGCAGTTACAGGAACCGTGATGTCATCAGCAACAACATACTGATATAATGTATCGTCAAAAACTGTGGTAAATCCCGTTCCTTTCTTCAATGAGATGGAACCAGGAGAAGATCCAGTAAAGTTAACGCCGAAGTCAACATATGATACTGGTGCTCGCTTCGACTTTGGTTGATATCCAATGGTCTTCGCTAACGAAACTACATTCTCTCTTAATGTAGCAGAATCTAAAAACAGTTCATTCGCCACCATGTTGGTGTTGAATGCTGTGTAATAAGTGTTATAAGCTAATACGTCTAGTAAAACACTAATAGCAGATCCCTCAAAATCATAGTCTGTAAAATCAGACTGTGATCTTAGATATTCTTTTAATGTTGTTTTAATCTCAGCAAAATCTAGATTTGCTAGTTGTACATAAGATGCCATTTTAACTTAGTGCTTCTAGGAATAAGTCGGTTGTTAATCTTTTTTCACTACCGGTAATAACATACTCTAGTTCTACTTCATAACCATTTTCTGCTTGATTTGGGAACACGTCAAGTCTAATGACGGTGATCCTAGGTTCATACCTATCCAGAACTGTCTGAATCTCTGTTTCCACAAGAGAAGCACTAGCAAAATCTAAAGGTTCAAATAATACTTCTTTTAATCGAGTGCCAATATCAGAATTAAATAACCGTTCACTCTTGGTGGTAAGCAAAAGTGAACGGATTGATTGTTTGATCGCATTCTCATCTTTTGCAACCTGTAAATCACCCGTAATAGGATGAGGTTTGAAGGTTAAACTAAAGTCTTTAAAAGTATTGACTTTAATGGGCATTGAGAAATAAGGTTGCTTTCATTTATTTATCTGTCTCAATGCCACCTTTCTACATAATCATCAAATCCACCCTTGCCTCCACATGGTCTGGACATCCTATCTTCTGGTGGAATATTAGTTTTTGTTGATTTTAAATAACGATCAGATGCTCGATCTGTAATCAAAGTCATTCCTGACTTAATAAACTCTTCGCTTTTATCTACTGGGTGGTTTGCCATCTGTTTTACTGTAAAGTGAAAACAGAACTTTTAAAGGGGTTGCTATCCCTTTATGTATATTTAACACATAAAAAAAGGTCCTTAAGGACCTTAGTAATATTAATGCCCTTGTCCACGATAACGCTTACGGGCTTTGTTACGACTTGTAGAAGCGTACTTCGTATGCTGTCCACATCCTTGACGAGTTTTCTTCGGTTTCGACTCGATCAGTTTTCCGTTAGTTGTAAAAGACGGTCGTTTTGCCATAATCTCTCCTTGGTTACTTTAATATTATACAGTGATCCTTTCGGATCGTCAAGAGGTTCTCAGCGCCTTCTTCTCAGAGTGGCACTCTTTTAGTTACGTACAGTGTATGCTTCAATACATACCTTTGCCCACTGGGTTGGTCCTATAATGCCCCTAGGAGTGCCTCCAGCAGTGATCTGAGCATTCGTCCCTGGTGATACCCCTATGAGTTGACCATTGATGTGAACCGTTTGATTGCCATATGGTGTAGTCACAACTAATCGTGGCACAGGAATGGCACAAATCGGTACTAGCAATGGATTCGGTGATGTACCTGATACAGCTGTAGCAACTCTACCAGGCGTTACGAAAATAGCAGCAGTACCGCCAACGAGTACATTTGGTGATGTATGACATGTAGATGGTCCTACAGGTGCTGAAGGATACGTACATCCGGGTGGTTCAACACTCGGTACATCAATAGCATCAACTCCTAGTGCTTTCGGTATCGCTGGTAATGCCATTGAGTTCCTCTAATCTACATAAACGTTCGTCAATACTATCTAGGTACTGACAGATATTCTTGTGCTTCTCTTCCCTCGGTGGTCGATACATGAACTTGAAAGGAAACTCTATCTGTGATAGTTTTGCTTTGATTACTTTTAGTTCATTCCGAAAGGAACTGAGCTCCATCTCTATCTGATTCATTTGTTACTCTCTCAGTTACTTTAAATCCATCGCTATAGATTGTCTCTACTTCAACGTCAGGGCGAAGTCCAGCATAATATTGCTGAGCGACACCTTCCATGCTATCAGCAAAGGAATCGAAGTCGTCAAAATGAACCTCTTGTAAGGTTCCATCGGGTTTTTTATAAGTGACTTTTTGTTCCATTTTTTTCTGGGGGAATTTTTCTATATCAGGGGGACCCTTTTTAATATTTAGAGGTCGCTGGGAAACGTTTGTAGACTAAAATGTGCTAGGAGTCCCGTTCGCTCGGCGCGCCTAAGTAACAACAAAAAGGGGCAAATAACTGCCCCTATGTGTTACTAACTGTTCACCCGTTACCCATAACAACAGCGTATGCACTTGGCGAGGCAATGTGTGAACGATCACGCCATTGTTGTGATCCTCGCTTAGTCTTAAATCCTACACGTTCACAGATTAGTTCACCCTTACGTGGGCGGCGCTTACGTACACTTTTGAAAGCAAATCCTGCTGCCATTAGTTCTTCTTTGGTAGCGGTGGCAAAGTTCATTTAGTGTTGTGTGAGTTGGTGTTAGATAGTGGTGAATGAGTTGGTGTTAACTATGCTGCCAACTCTGCCATCATTTCGTTCATCTCATCAGCATCAATGTTGATGTCATTCCATTCAACGCCATCACCAGTTTGCCCGAGAAACTTACCAACTTGCCCCTCCATCATACAGCGAACAAACTTATCCCAAGGGGTCTCATTATCACCACAAAACTGTACACAAGCAATGGCAGTATTGTGAAGAAACTGATCATTACCAACCCACAGGGCAGCATTCCAAGTTTCGTAGTTTGCCCAACCGTTGTAGTTAGAAATCATGATTGTGTGAATGAGTGTTAGTTAGTGTGAGTCAGTTAGTGTCAGTCACGGTCGGAAATGTTCCAAGTGCCGTTACCCTGAGGGGCGGTAAAAGGTTGAGGGCGACCCTCATGAAATGCCTTAACATTAGCGGCGGATCGTGCCATCATGGCGCTGTGTTGTTTGGTATAGTCTGCCATGATAGCGGCGAGTTGCTGTTGAGAAATGGTCATTTGCTTTGTTTGAACTGAAGTCATTATAGGCACGGGAGGGGGCGATTCCAGGGTGATGGTGGACAGTCTCAGGATTGCCACAGGGCACGGCGGCGGCGCTTCTCAACTTGCTTCGGGGTCAGGCAGCAACCCTTCCCAAAGAACTCGGACTGACACCAGTTCCGAGGGGGTGTATAGTTCTCACCGAAGGCGGCGAGGTTGGAGCGTATCCGTTGATCGTTGTTCATGAAACCATTATAGGCACAGGGTGGGAGCATTCATGGGGTCAACTGTGCCACTTTGCTCGCTGTCTGCCTGTCGAGCGCCTGGGCGGCATTGATTACACTGCCAAGCGTATTGCTAAAGAGAAAGCATACAATAGCGACGGGGAGAATCTTGATACCGAAGCGAAGCATGTTGAGTGAATGAGTGTTAGTTAGTGTGGTGCCCGAAGGCATCAGTTATCAGCAAAGATATGCCAGGGGCAGTATGCTTGACCGTCAGAACATGCCGTGAAATCATAATACAATGAGGTGTCCCAAGTTGCTTCCCAATCAACAACAATAGCGGCAGGAATATCTAAGCACATGGTGTTAGTGTAAAACTCTTCAGCAAAGTCTGCCGTTGATTGATAACAACCCTGATAGCGTTCGTCACACTCATCAACGACAGATACACAACCTTGCTCTGCAATCAGGGCATCAACTGCCTCGAATCCGATTGCTTCACCACAGCGAACATATTCCTCATAAAAGTGAAAGAAATCATCCTCATTGTGCTCATCGATGAAAGTAAGCATTGCCTGAAGATCATAATCATCCTCCAACAATTCGATCATATCAACAACACGCTCGGTGAGGATTTCTTTGTAGTTAGAAGTCAAAGTGATGGACATGAGTGTTAGTTAGTGTTGTGTGAGTGAGTGTTAGTTAAGGGGTGAAATCAGGCGAAGACCAGTTGAGAGATACCCTCTACAACATCACCCAACTCGATAACAGTGTGCCCGAGGTAATCTTCAACCCAGACATAAGAATTGGACTCATCATTCATAGAGTAAGCAACATCGATGGCGTGTTCCTGAGAGTAGCAAACCTCAGTCTCATT